TATAGACCCGCTCGAACTCGCGATTGCAGTTGAAAGTTTCAATTCTTTTCTGCAGTCTGTGTCTAAAGTTGAGGTGAAACCTGAGGTCTATGATTACAGAACTGCCGTGCTTGGTGATTCAAGCGGTTTTTGGACCTCAATCCCTCGTGGTACTTCGTCTGGATTCCCTTGGAATTGCATGAGTGGTTCTTCTTCCAAAACGCGTTTTTGGGGCATCGGGATGGATTTTGATCTTGACAATCCGGCCGCTCTCGAATTGGAAGAAAGAGTCTCCACAATCATCGAAGAAGCAAAACGAGGTGTGCGGTCCACGCATTACTTTACGGACTCTTTGAAGGACGAGAGACGCTCTATGAGCAAGGTGGAGGATGGGATAACTCGGATGATTTCTTGCTGCCCCGTTGATCTGTTGATAGCCTTTCGGATGTATTTCGGTGCTTTTCAAAAGTGGTTAGTGGCTAACCGCATTGAAAACGGTTGTGCCATTGGCATAAATGAAAAGTCGCCCGAATGGTCTCTTCTTGCCAAAAAACTCAATAGGTTTGGCAATTTGTCCAACAAGGGGGCTGGAGATCACCAAGGTTTCGACACGAAGCATCGCAATTCGATTGCTCTCGCTGTTCTAGGTGTCGTTTTCAGATTTTACGGAGATTGTTCTCTTGAAGACAAGAATGTCCGTCGAACGCTCTGGCTTGAAGTCACTAACTCGTATCATTTGAATGAGGGGCTTGTCTATGAATGGTTCACTGCGTTGCCATCTGGGATCTTTCCCACTACTTTCTTTAATTGTGTGGCTAACCATTTGATTTTCCGAATGGCATGGCGACGCATGACTAAGAGGGGCAACAGAGAACCGCATTTTGACACTCACATTTATTTGTGCGTTCTTGGCGATGACAATGTCTTTTGTGTCTCGCCTGGCTTCTGTGGAATCTTTACGGAGTCCAATCTTGCTATTGTGTTCAAGACCTATGGCTACGTTTATACACCTGAAGATAAAGAGGTGCTAGTTCATTCCACCAGTTTGAGACCACTTGATCAAGTCTCATTTCTGAAGAGGAACTTCGTCCACAACAAAGATTTCGGTCGTATTGTTGGCCCATTGGATGTTGCTTCCATCACGGACATGATCAATTGGCAGAAAGAGTCCAGCAACTCTTATGCCGATTGTGAAGTGCTCGTTGAAACCGCCCTTGAAGAGTTCGCACTTCATGGGAGAGCCGCTTTTGAGAATAGCGTAGAGCCATTGTTCAAGGCTATAAAAAGAACAGAAGGAGTTAACATGCCGTTGAACTCCACTTACAACCAGGTTATAACCAAACTCCTGGATCGTGAGTGTGAGCCGCTTATTGTTGACTTTGACAGGTTTTTCTCTGATTACGGCGCGGACCTAGACACATGTATGAGCAATGTGGAACGTGAACGCTTTGAAAAACAACGAG